GTGGTGGCGGAAGTGGTAGCGGAAGTCCTGACACAGAGGCACTTCAGTCATCTGTTGACAACCTGATCGCCGAGTTAGCCAGACAGCAGCAGGAGCAGGCCAACGCACTAGCGCAACAGCAGTCTGCTTTTCAGGCGCAGCAACAGGCGCAGCGTGATCGTGATGCAAGGATGAAACCAAGTGATGCCTCTAATGCGCTAAATTCCACTATCCTTTCTGGGAGTGATTGGTGGAAGAAGAGGCGTAGCAACAGGAACACCTTCCTGAGGCCGTTTGCATCAATTTTCGGAGGTAGTTGAGATGGCGATATTCGGAAGCAACCCCAATAAAGGATACAGCCAGCAGGCAAGCGTCACCGGCGGTAGGATCAACACCTACAACGTCAATCCTGGCGCTATTGGTGGGGTCAACATATATAAGACCAAGGACGGCAGACGCCATGTTGACTACGGATCAGAATCCTACCGTGAGGATAAGCCAGGTTCTGGGCTTTTCATCAAGACAACTAACGGAACCAAGTACAACAACTACATCACTGTAAAGGACTACAAGGCTCCTGAAGAGAAAAAGAAAGATCCACCCCCAAAGAAGTCACCAGGTGGTGGCGGTGGTGGCGGTGGCGGTAAACCGCCCAGTGATGTAGATAAAACCCCCGACTACGGAACCACCAACCCACAGCCTGGGGCTACTGGAAGCAAGGAACTAGACCAAACAACCGCAGCACTGCTGAAGATGATTGAGTCCCTGACAACTGCCCTAGCGACACCTAAGACGGTTACGCCTGAGGATGTGGAAGACGTAAGTGCTGGAGCGGGGGATGATTCCTCTGCTGAAGGTTTGGATAGCACCATCCTGACAAACACCTACATTCCCGTTTCTGAGAGAAAGAAGAAGTCGTACCTCACACCTATAGCGGTTGGATAATATGGACGAAGAACTGGCAGTAAAACTCTGTGAACGCCACCGTAAGATGGTGGCAGCGCGCTCTAACTGGGACAACCTCTGGGAAGAGGTTGCAGAGTATGTAATCCCTGCCCGTCAGGGGTTCGTAACAAAGCATACCAGGGGCGACTATCGTGGCGAACGGGTGTTCGACTCTACAGCCATCCATGCCAACTCCATGCTGGCAGCGCATATGCACTCCAGCCTGACGTCACCGGCTACCCCATGGTTCACTCTCAAGTTTGATGATGACGAGGTAAACAAGGACGATCAGGCAACCGAGTGGCTTGAGGAATGTGCTGAACGCATGGGTTCTGCCTTTAGTGACTCCAACTTCAGTACCCAAGCCTCAGAGATGTATAACGACCTCTGCGCCTTTGGCACTGGCGCTATGTTCGTGGAGGCAGCCACACAGGTTGATAACTTCAAACTCCAGTTCCACGCACTGCACCTCGGCTCTGTCTGTATCGCTGAGAACGCTGATGGGACTGTGGATACCGTATACCACAAGCGCATGATGTCTGCCAGACAGGCAGTGCAGCGTTGGGAGAAAGCGGGTAAGCTGGAGAAGATCAAGTCTGCAATGGAGCGCAACCCGGACAAGGAATTCGCATTCCTGCATTGTGTGATGCCTAACGAGAACTACCAGCCTGACAACCCGCTGCCGGATCCGAAGTACCGCAAGTATATCTCTTATTGGGTTGCGGTGGATGACAAGGAGATTGTCGAAACCAACGGTTACTACGAGATGCCGTACCTTGTTCCCCGCTGGGGAAAGGTAACAGGGGATACCTACGGCTATGGCCCTGGCATCCTAGCCCGTGCTGACATCCGCACCATCAACGAAGCGAAGCGTTACGAACTCGCTGCGTGGGAGAAGTCGATTGATCCACCCCTGATGGCATCCGCCACAGGAATCATAGGAGACCTGCACTTAGAGCCTAGTGGCCTCACCTTCGTCCGCGATATGCAGTCACTGGCTCCTCTAACGCAGGCCACACAGTGGCAGGCAGTACAGATCAAGTCCAACGAACTCCACGACAACATCAAGTCGATCTACCTGATTGACCAGTTGCAGATGGGCCCGCAGAAGCACAACACCACTGCCACTGAGATTGAGATCAGATACTCACTGATGAACCGTGTACTCGGCCCCACCATGGGCAGACTACAGCAGGAGTTCCTGAACCCGCTCATCGAGCGTGTGTTTGGGATAATGTACCGCTCTGGTCGCTTTAAAGATGCCCCTGAGACTGTGGCTGACGACAACATCGACATCGAATACCAAGGCCCTCTAGCCCGCAACCAGCGGATGGAGGACGCCAGTGCTATCGAGCGTCTGTTTGGTGTGGCTGCACAGTGGGCTCAACTTGATCCGAATGCCCTAGACATCATCGACGTCAACGGTGCTATGCGAATTCTCGCAGAACGCTATGGCGTACCGGCTAAGGCTTTGATGGGTGAAGCTGAGGTAGAGGATGCCCAGATGGCTAGGGCACAGCAACAGGCCGAGCAGGAGCAGATGCAGATGGAGGCAGCAATGGCGCAGACGCAAGCCACTCAAGCGGGTGGTATGAAGGATGTTGCAATGGCAAACGCACAACAGGGAGGGATAATGTAATGGCAAGTAAATGGGAGCAATTTTCATTCGAGAAATCAGTCAAGAAAGTTTTTGACAATCCGTCAGGTCGTGAATTGATTGAGTTTCTCGTAGACGCATTCGTGATGCGTAGGACTTGGGTTGAAGGTAAGCCCGATACTACCGCATTCTCGGAAGGCGAGAAGAACGTGGTACTGACTTTGAAACAACTTATGGAGAAGGGAGCAGAAGATGAATGAAGCAATCGCAATTTCAGAAGCGGAGGGAGAGGTCTCGACAGGAGGTGTTGACGAAGTTTCGCAAGTATCGGAGGAGGCGGTTACTGAAGCGCCTTCTTCTGATTGGCGTGACGGTCTTAGCCCTGATATCCGCAATGGTCTGGGTGACGTTGGTTCTGTTGAGGACTTAGCCAAGGGATACGTCAACGCCCAACAGATGATCGGTGGTTCCATCCGCATACCCGGTCAAGACGCTGGGGAAGGTGATTGGGAGAAGTTCTACGACCGATTCTCTGAGGTTCCAGGACTGACCCGCTATGACCCTAACGATCTTACCTCCTTATATGAGGCTGCCGGGATGCCGGAAGACATCGACGGGTACGGACTTGAGGGGGTGGACCAAGACTTCCTAACGCTCGCCCACGCTGCTGGCTTGAACCGTGATCAGGTGGAGACTATCCTCGCGTATCAGGACCTTGAGAGCTCCGACGCAGGTGAAGCTGAGGAGCGTGAGATCGAGGCTGGGGTAAACACCCTAAGGTCTGAATGGGGTCTGTCCTTTGACCGCAAGGTCGAGGAGGGACAGAGGGCAGTTGCATTCCTTGAGCAGACCGCACCCGGACTTTCCGAAGCCTTGGATGCTACCGGGGCTGGCAACCATCCCGCCATGATCCGCTTGTTTCAGGCTCTGGGTGCGAACCTCCAGGAGGGTGAAGGATTCTCCGGGACGCATGGAGCGAGCAGCGCAATTACCCCTTCGGAAGCGTTGGCACAGATTGCTGAAATTCAGAACAACCCCAAGCATCCCTATCACGAAGGCAATCAGGAGGCACTAGATAAATACCTTGAACTACACAGATTCGCACACCCCGAGTGACCATAACCCCTACGGCGAAAGAAAAACTAGACACCCTTTTGCAGGATGGAGAATGGCTCTCGATAGGTTTATCTGGCGCAGGTTGCGCCGGACTAATGCTAGAGCTGACGAAGACGCACTCACCACCTACTACAGGGCTGAGTATAGAAGACCACCCGAAGGCGAGGTGGGCTTGCGCTACCAGCAAAGAGTACCTATCTGGAGGTAAGCTAGATTGGGTTGAGGACATTCTCTCATCCCAATTCGATATTAAGTTGCCACCGGGCACTGAGTCCTGTGGCTGTGGAGCTTCAATCAAACTATAGGAGGTAACATGGACGACATCAAAATTCATTGGAGAAGTTCAATCCTAACAGCAGTAATCACAGTTGCACTGATGCACCTTGTCAGTTGGATACTTTGACTGACGATGATTTAGTCCCGTATTACTACGGGGCCTAACAACCACCACTGGGTAACCTTCGGGTCCAGTCGGGCACGGTAACGTCAGCCGTAGAAAAGGTCCGCGGGGCGGGTAGCCATTTCGATTATATCTTTTAACAAGCCTTACAACCTACGGAGGTTATAGAAAATGGCTATTCCCGATGCAGGAACATCAACCATTGACAATGCTTTTATCGAGGCATATAAATCCAATGTGTTGATGCTCTGTCAACAGAAACCGTCCCGGCTCCGTTCTACCGTTGACAGCATGACTGTTCATGCTGAAATCGCAAACGTAGAGCGAATCGGCGCGAAAGAGGCTGTCGAAAAGACGTCTCGACACACCCCTACCCCGATCCTCGATGTGGATCACTCACGGCGTAAGTTCCCCATGCAGGATTTTCAATGGGCCGATTTAATTGACGAAGAGGATGAAATCCGTATGCTCATCTCTCCGAAGTCGGCTTACGCACAAACAGGCGCTTGGGCGATGAATCGTCAGTATGACAACCTCATCATCGCTGCCTTCACCGCTGATGCAACTGATGGCGACGGAGGTGCAGTATCCTTCCCATCCTCTCAGGACATTGCGGGCGGTGGCGTGGGCCTGACGCTCGACAAAGTTATCGAAGCCAAGGAAATCTTGGACGCTAACGAAGTCGATCCCGACAACCGCTTCATGGTTGTGAACTCCAGTGCGATGAGCGATATGCTCGGAACCACGGAAGTCACGTCAAGCGACTTCAACAGTGTGAAAGCACTGGTGCAGGGCTCGTTTGACACATGGCTCGGCTTTAAGTGGATTCAGACGGAACTCCTCCCCTCGGGGCAGTGTTTCGCCTACCACAAGACGGGTATGCGTCTTGGTATTGGTCGCGATGTTGTGACCCGTATCGACAAGCGTTATGACGTCTCTTACGCCACTCAGGTGTATCTGGCCTTCACGGCTGGAGCCACTCGCGTGGAGGAAGAGAAGGTCGTTCGTATCTACACCGCTTAATTACGGTATCGGGGTCCCCTTAACCGGGGACCCCATCTTTATATAGGAGAAACATTATGGGCGTTCAATGCTCAGTAGAACTCGAAACAACCAAAACCGTAGTTAAGTCTGTAACTGACGCAACTGCAGATGGTTATGAAATCGCGTACTCTTGCTACTTCGAGGCAGAGGCAGCACCGCCATTTGAGGGTGAGGGCAGGTCATCTGCCAGAACAGATTCCCTAGACGATCCAAAATCCTGTACAGGCTAAATCACCATGACCACATCCATCGACATCGCTAATCGTGCGCTTATCCTGCTCGGTGGGCGTGAAATCGTTTCATTCATGGACAACACGAATGAGGCGAAGATTGCAAAGAGCCTGTACCTGTCAACACGGGATTATGTGCTTCGCGCATACCCTTGGGCCTCCCTCAAGAAGAGGGCGGAGTTAGCAGAACTTGCTGACAAGCCAATCAGTGGCTTCCAGCATCAGTATCAGCTGCCAAACGACTCTATCAGAGTCCTTGAGGTCCACAGTTCAGGGAAGGTGCGGGCATCAGAATGGGAGGTGAATGGTGAGGCTATCCTGACAGATGCCAAGCCAGTGTCCATTGTCTACCTGGCTGGCAACCTACCTGAGAGCAAATACTCTACCCAGCTGGTTCAGGCATTGGTGTATCGCTTGGCTGCTGAGATGTCATATGCTATGACAGGCAACCACAACGCGCAAAGCAACTTCGCTGCGCTGTTTAGTCAAGTTCTTGAAGAAGCTAGAACTACGGACTCTCTTGAGCAGAGTGCCAAGAAGATTGGCCCTCACAACTTTGAGCGTGTTCGTTTGTAATGGCTCGCGTTCAGCAAGTTATTACGGACTTCAGTACAGGGGAAATCTCCCCACTATCCGAAGGACGCGTCCGCACAGTTCAGTACAACTCCGCCTGTAGGAAGCTTGAAAACTTCATCGTGAGTGCTCGGGGTGGTGTTAGGAGACGCCCCGGTCTTCACTTCGTTGGAGAGTCGAAGGATGATAAGCCGGTACGGTTGATCCCCTTCATCTTTAATAGGGAGCAGTCTTACATCCTTGAGTTTGGCGACTACTACATCCGTTTCCATCGCTCTGATGGGACCATCGTAGAGACCGCCAGTATAGACCCAGATAAGTACGGTGATCGCGTTTGGAGAAGGAGATTAGGACATACCCCAATTCCCTTCGCCCCTGGTGATGTCTACGAGATATCAACACCGTGGTCTGCTGATGAGATATGGGATCTCCACTACGCTCAGGCGAATGATGTAATGCTTATCGTCCACGAAGACCATATGCCCAAGCGCCTCGGTCGGTACGGTGCCACTGATTGGAGAATTGAAGACCCGGATTGGACTGATGCCCCATGGACCGCTGAAACCGGCTACCCACGCACTGTTGTTTTCTACCAACAGCGTACATGGTTTGGCGGAACTAACACACGGCCACAAACCCTATGGGCTTCTCGCGTCGGTGACTTCTATAACTTCACCAAATCATCAGACCCGGACGATATAGCCCCTGATGACGCTCTGGAGTTAACCTTAGCAGCATACACACAGGAACGAATTGAATGGCTTTCCTCTGAGAAGATTCTTCTTATAGGAACCACTGGCACAGAGCAGAGGCTAACCCCAGATCAGTATGTCAGCGTAAACAACATCCCCAACATCGCCCGAACATCATCTTACGGCGGGAGACACATACAGCCAATCTACATTGGCGAACTCACCGTATTTATCCAAGGTTCTGGTAGACAGGTTCGCTCATACAGTCAGAACAACAGGACGACGATTGAGCAATACGTCAGTCGTGATCTTGCGTGGTTCGCGGAGCACATCACAGAGTCTGGAATCATCGCGCAGTCTTACGAGCTGGTTCCTGACTCAGTGCTATGGCAGGTTCGCGCAGATGGCGTTCTCATCAGCATGACCCACGACCCCTCAGTGGATGAAGAGGATTACTCCAGCCTCGGCTGGGCCAGACACCCCACTGATGGAAGCGTGGTTAGTGTGGCGACCATTCCTAATGAGTTTGATGATGAGACATGGGTTTGCACTAAGCGTAACGGCAACTATTGTATTGAGTATATGAGCGCTGCCGTGTACACAGACTCCTGTCTAACCACGCCCCCTGATAATGAGACGGAACTCATTACGGTTGGTGGCTTAGAGCACCTTGAGGGTAAGACTGTTGCAGTGGTTGTGGACGACGCCGTACAGAACGAAAAGGTTGTGTCTGGCGGTCAGGTTACTCTAGACAGGGCTGGAAAGAAGATAGAGATTGGGTTGCCGTACACCTCAACCCTAGAAACAACCCCGTACAACGATGGGTCTACCGCAGGCACTAATCTTGGAACATCACAACGGTGGGCTAAGGTGTTTGCCAAGCTTGTTGACAGCGCGTTACCACTTATAAACGGTGAGCGTCCTGCATCCAGAGACCCCAGCGTCCCGATGGATACTCCTGAGAAGTTAACCAGCGGTGATTTTGACATCGTTGATCTCGGATGGGACCTGTACGGTACTATCACAGTTGTTCAGGATTTGCCGAAGAAAACACAGCTGGTAGCCCTCTACGGCATCTACCAGAGCAATTCAGGATAATAATATGACAGCAGCAGCACTAATAGGTATTATCACAGGAATTATTGGCGCTGGAGCAAGTGCTGCTGGCGCTGCTGCCTCGATCGCTCAAGGTGAGCGGGCATTCGAGCTGATGAAGGAAGGCGGGGAGCTCTCCAAGGCAGCCTCTTACGCTAACGCTTCTGATGCCGAGCGAATTGGCGCACTCAACGCTGGGGCAATAACCAAGGCTGCATACAACAACGCCTTGGCAACCAGAGACGTTGGGTACTCAAATGCGAAGGCAATTGCTTCATCCTCCCTGCACAATCTTGGGATGTATCAGATTCAATCTGATGAAGACCAGAGGCTGCATAGACTGGAGGAGAGGTGGCACGCCGGTGAGATAAGGGCAATGATGTCCGGCACAGGTGTTCAGGTGAACACTGGGTCACCGCTTGCTTATCTGAGATCAGAGATCACTAAGGGTATTCAGGAAAGACAGTTTATGCTGACCCGTGATCAGTGGACTATGGTTGGCATGGGGGCTGACGACTTGAAGAAGACGCTTCTTACCGTTAAAACCGCTAATTGGAATGCTAAGGTAACAGAGGAAAACGCAAAACTTCAGGCTGGTGTTGTAATGGCAGCAGCGGTAGCGGAGGCAGCAGCAATGCGTAGGCAAGGTGATATAGCAGCAGCGGTTGGAGTTGCCAACGCTCAGGCTGCCAGAGCACAGGGAAACATGGCTGCTATCGGGGCTATCAGTAATGCGGTAGGCTACGCAGGTGATGCGTACTCCTCGTGGAAGGCATCACAGACCCCTGCATTCAACTACACAAGGTCAGTCCCTTCATATCGTAGCGCAGGGCGTTCATACTCACCACCAAACTCAGTCAATCCCGGCGGTTACTGGAATAGCGGACAGATAGGATTTTAATGAAATTACCTACTAAAAGAGACTACAGCAGCCGTAGCATGGCTCCCGCTATGCGTAGACCCGTCATCGAAGAAGGCAGGGAACCATACCGGGCATACCAGCAAGACTTCAAGCCGATGCCGACCAACTACGATGACATTGGTAACGCGCAGGCTCGCGCTGCCCTAATGCAGGGAGAGATGGCGGTCAAACTTGGGGAACTTGGCGGGACCGCTGCCACAACAGTCCAGAAGATCAACAGGGCGCATAATAAAGTTCGCCTCGCTGCCAAGGAAGCTGAGGTGCGCTCATGGTTGGGCGGGCGTTTTGCTGATGCCAAGAACCGTAATCTCACGATGATAAACGAGAATGGTGTATACGGTTACACGACTGAGATGAAGGACTTCGATAATGAATGGAGGAAGTTCGAGGCTGAAATAAATAAGCGTTTACCCATAAGTGACCCGGCAATCGCAGAAGAGTGGCGTATCAAGAGGATGGGGATACTGTCACAACATAGGGATGCGGTCAGGGTACTGATCGACAACGCCAAGGACATAGTTGCAGGGGATGAGGCCGTTAGTGCTTTACTAAGAGTAACGAATCGAGAGCAGTTAGATACATGGTACGAATCTGCAAAGCACGTTCTCCCCCCTGGGGAGCTTAACGGAAAATATCATCTGAAGATTCAAGAACTTGGTGTTCAGGACGCTCAGACTTGGATGATCGAGAGTCCAGACAACTGGAGTAATAAAAACGTCCTCAGGCGAATAGAGGAACTCAAGGGTAATGATGAATTTACCCCAGAAACCAAGGCATCGATTATATCTCGATATAGAGCCTTTATGGCTATGAACAGTGATGAAGCGATTGATGCAATCAATTCCGTGACCTATGCTGACGAATCCACCATGGTTGACCCAGAAACTGGGAAAATGGTTCCAATCTCCTTCGAGGATACTGTTTGGGAAGTCACCAACCGTAATATTGACGCGGGTAATATTACTCCGAAAGAAGGCAAGGCTACTGCCGAAGCAGCTATAAGCACTGAATACAAAAGAGAGTTCCACAAAGACTTAACACAGGCCAGAAAAAACGGGGACATGGCTGAGGTAGCCCGTATTGGTGCTGAGATGAACGCCGTTTCCGAGCGCATACATTCTGCTGAATTCTCAAAACTCGCCAATGACATAAACGAAATACTCCAAACCAACGACTGGAATAAATTGGATGAATACCTTGTTGGGCAGGCAACCACTAAAACGCGGGTTGGCGCTGACGGGGAACTTGTTAGGGAGTACGACGGATCTATATCAGCGAAAGAGATAAAACGTATATCCCATATATTTTTCGAGGGGTCTGATGAAGAGGCTCTCCAGTGGGGGGTCGATAGAACCCAAGACGGCTGGCAGGATCGTGCTTGGAAGAGAATTGAGTTACTCAGGAACAGGGCGCTACTTGGGGCGGAAATAGAAAAAGCGTCTTACGAGAATATCACCAAACTTAGTGATAAGGATATCGAATACCGCTTGGCGGTTCTTGATCCGAGTACGCTTCGATCAGCCGTTGGGGACAGGTCAACCCTTTTGAGTGCTCAGGACAAGCAGAACGCATTCGATGAGTGGTCTCAAAACCAGATTGATTCCGCAAATGATGACATTCAGTTCGGTGAGTACAAAGAAGTTAGCGGGATGGAGATGGATGCAGGCACTGAACTGCTCCTATCGCAAAGATGGCTTCAGCTGACTGGAGAGGTTCCCATAGACTATGCCAACCATCTCACAAAAGTGGCGACGGAGGGTGCTAACTCACCAGCACATGGCCCTGAAGCAGCCTTGGCTGCGATGAACGCCCTGATGTCATTGTACATGACGGATTCAAGCATCTTAGCTCAAGACGGATTCAAAGAGACTGGTGTTACCCAAGCATTTGAACTGGCTGAGTATGTTATGATGAGGGGTGGTGATCCAGAGGCCATTACTGAGTTCATGGAGAACCTGAAACGCATAAAGTCTGACCCACTTTCTGCTAAGAGAAAGCTTGAAGACGCTGAAATTGCAATGGCTCCTAATGGGGAGTGGGAGCGTATATACGCCGGGCTGGTTGAGGCATCTGACGGAACCCTCCCAGCCGAACTTCCCGGTAGGATGGTCGGAGATATGAGGTCGCTGCTGAAGAGTGGATATGCTACCAGTGCTGTGACGGTAGGATTCGCGCTGAAGGAGGTGTATGCACTAGCGCAGAGGAAATGGGCACCAGAGATGCGGGGATCAATCGATAATCCAAGCAAACAGGTTCCTACTTGGGTATATATGTCCATTCACGCCGAGGGCAATCACTCCGCCTCTTCAGGAATGGATCAGGGGGTAACAGAGGAGGGCCAGACCTTCTGGGATGCTTTGTTTGGTGAACGCTCTGCAAAAGAGCACCTGATTGACATCACCATCCAAGACTTCCTGGCAGCCGAAGGTAAGTCCAGATCCGCACCATACGTTGCACAGTATGTCGAACAGGAATCAAAGAGAACAGAGTCAAACCCCAGAGGTGGTGGGTGGATGATTATGAATCCAGATACTGGCCTGCCATATCTCATTCAGGATGAATTCTCTCTTAGGCAGATGGAGGCATCACCACACAACGATGATCGCTTCGCTATCTGGCTTGGGCCAGATACTCTCTCATTGGGGGCGCAGGAACTCAAAACCGTCATAAACAACAGGGCCGTGAGAACTGCTGCTGCTAAGGCATACGATGACTGGGCCACCTCCACCGGAATGGGTGATTATGGAAACAGGGCTGACCAGTCGGCAATAAGCGCATTAGGTGCTGATGTTAAGAAGATGTGGATGAATGTTATTTCAGGAGAGCACTCAGAGACTGTTAATCCTGACGACATCCCCCCGTCAGCAGAAGAGAGGCATTTAATGAGGTCGTGGAACGACGCAATGGCAGGAGCGGATGAAGATACTCTCGAATACTTGCAGGCAAAAAGTATGGGTGTTCTTCTGAGAAGCAGAATATACAGAACTGCTGTTGTGCTTGGTGATACTAAAGCGATGGAGGAGATGAGGAACAACACATTAGCCATTATGCAGAATTGGTACAAAGTGAAAGACTTAAAAATAAAATCAGATGACCAGATAAGGGAGTTGGTTAGTACGCTGGTCTGGGCTAATATTTAATGCCAGTAACCGTTTACGCTGAACCCACTCCTGGACTCCGCCTTACAGGGACGGACGTATGGGGTGGTAACCCCACCCCTACGTTTGACGATAGTTACAGCAATATCGCTCAACTAAAGGCTTGGTGGCAGAATGAGAATGTCATTGCCAGCTCCCTTGCTTACGGTGAGGATTTAACGCCATCCACAGCAAGAACCTACAAGCCTAATGAGGTATGGAACCCCGCGAAGTATCTGGAAAGTCTGAATATAGAAGACCCAGATGAGCGCAGGCGCCTGTGGGAGATGATGTATGACACCGGCAGTCTCCAGCAGTATGAGAAGCGCCAATGGAATGAATACGAGCAGACCAGAAGCCGGGAGATCATGGCCTCCACAGGATTCATGGAAAGCCTGCTGTACGGGGTGGCATCAGGTCTTGCTGACCCGGTAACGCTCACGGCCATGATTGCTACCAGCGGGGTGGGTTTCGCTGGCGGTGCAGCCAGAGCAGCACTCAAGGTTGGTGCTATAGGCGCTGCTGATATCGCGTATCAGGAGGCCATGCTTCAGGGGAGCCAGACACAGAGAACAGGGTTAGAGACTGTGCTGGGTGTTGCTGCTGGCTTCGGCCTCGGTGGCATTGTTGGGGGGATAGGTGGGGCAGTGTACAAGGCATTACCCAACCCAGCAAAAACCAGAGAGCAACTCTCCAAGATCCTCCAGCAGGATGCTATAGATGGAGCAACACCTCGCGCGCCGGTCACTTGGGAGCCTGACGGTCCGATCAGGATACCAGAAGCGAAGAGTGATGCAGAGGAGATCGCAAGAATAAATGCTGCGAACGCAGCCACATTCCTTGAGGGTGGTAAGTGGGCCAGATGGGTTGGGATTCACAAGTTTAACTCCATTATGAGGCTCGCCCTTAGCAAGAACCCGTGGATAAGGGAATGGGCGCAGAGGGTGCAGTCTACTGAAGGCTATATGCCTGGTGACTTCGCCGGGACATCCAAAAGGGCTGTTGCTCCTGCTGGCCCTGCCATAGAGAGGATGCGGAAAGAGTTCGGAGGAAGAATGCTCGACCTTCAGGGTGATTCATACCTTGCATGGGCTGCTCATCAGGGCTTGTCGAAACTTCAGGAGATCACAGGTAGGCACCTGTCCGAGTCGGACGTTATCGCAAACAACGCCAGAATAGGCGAACTGATGATGAAGTATGACGGCACTGAGGAATCTCTTGCTAGAGCCACCACCAACATCGACGGTGGCATCGAGATGGACTACCGATGGGCAAAAGAATCACTTGATAAGCTGGAAGAGATCGTAGATGACTACCAGCAGAGCCTCTATATGAAGGGGGCGTTCAGGGCTGATTTCCAGGAACTGGTATTCGGAAGTCGCAGCAAGACTGCTGACAAGGCTAAAAAAGAAATCGAAGGGTTGGACGAGGCTTCCGCCAAAGCTGAGGAGGATGACGCCCTTGGAGCAGAAGCCACCACCCTTTCTAGGGGTGTGGAGGACGAGGGATTCGCCAAAGCGGATGAGCAGATCGGTGTTGACCTTGCTAATGAAGACGCTGCCATCCGTAAGGATATGGCGAAGCAGAGGAAACAGGTTGATAAGACCCTTGCAGAGATGCGTAAGAGGCATGAGCGGGAACTTGCTGACCTCGATGCCAAACACGCTAAGGCAAACGAGAAAGCCCCGAAGCGGTCTGGAGGGAATACCGTATCTGAGGCGTTGGTCCTGCGTAACCAGAGACAGGCCACTGCCAGACAGAAAAAGGTAGCCCAGCAAGAAGGACAGATTGCGAGAGAGGAGGCAAAGTTCCAGAAGAAAATTGATGGGCGTATAGGGAAGGCCCAGAAGGATGCAGCGAAGGCGCGAAAAGATTTACAGGCCAGAGCGGAGAAGGCTCGCGTTGCGAGAGAGAAGGCTGATGCCCAAACCCTGAAAAGAATAGAAAAGAGAAAGGCTGATGCTGCTGCAAAAAGGCAGAGCCTTGAAGAAGGCATAGCGTCCATGCGCCGAATTGAGGAGGGTGACTATAAATACGCTAAATCCCTGATGCAGCGGTTCCACGGGGAACGCATCTATCGCCCACAGGCCCACAACTTGGATGAGATGCGTAGGGCTGGAGTCGATGAGTGGGTGGCGACCGCTATCGCAGCAAGGCTGTCTTGGGTAAACAAGCAAATTGAGGCTGGGTATGGTAATGCCAGAGAGATAGCAGCGTGGACTAAAGAGAGGGTAGCCCTAGAAAAGGGTGTTGCTGACCAAGGCCAATTCGAGAAGTGGGCAAAGGTGTATGAGGACCTTACTCAGGAACGCTCCTTCAATAATAACTTCCAGAGCAAGTCCTACCTTAGCAACAGTTCCCAAACTGCAAGCAACCTGAAAAAGAGGGCGTACAAATTTGATCAGGCTGTGATGGCTAGGTTCTTGGATAACGACGTTCAGGCCCTGTTTGGCAGGCATTTCGCTACAGTGATACCTGAAGTGCAGTTAAGGGCGAGAGGGTTGTGGGAACAGAAGGACATCGAGGATGGGTTCGCTGAGTCAAGGCGTATCTACAAATTGATGAAGAAGCAGATCATGGAGGATGAAACCCTGACTCCACGCCAGAAGAGACGCCGTTCCAAGAGGATGGACTCCGATTACGATGGCGAGGTTCGGTCGATGGAGGCTATGCTCCGCACCATGCGTAATGAGGACTACCAGAACAGTGCTCAATGGGAGAAGGAAGTTACTTATTGGGTTAATGCCATCAACGGTATGCGTACCCTTGGTGGTGTGATGCCGGCATCCCTGTCAGACCTGCCAATGGCTGTATCTAAGGTAGG